CCCTATGCCTTGCTTTTGGTTTCGTCCTTTATAAAAACGATCGAACACATGAAGTTTTATTTCCTCCGACATTCCTTCCCCCGTATCGGTCACGGACAAAAGAACCTCGTTCTCCATGGCTTGATATGACAAGATGATGCTACCTATAGAGGTGTACTTAATTGCGTTTGTTATAAAATTGCCAAGAACTTGTTTCAAACGGATACGGTCGGAGCGTAATAAAAAGGAATCCAAAGATTCCGGATAGGTCAAAGCTACCCCTCTCGGTACTTTGATCTGGAAAGATGCTACCGTTTCTACAATAAGTTGTCTTAGATCAAATTCCATGAAATCAAAGGTCATGGTACCAGACTCGAGCTTAGCCAGATCCAATACATCATTAACGATACCCAATAATAACTCATTATTGGTCTGAATAAGATTAATATACTCTTGTCTTAGCTCACCATCCTCTTCATCCCCTAAAAGAGAAGAGAATCCGACAATAGCGTTTAATGGCATGCGGATCTCATGGCTGATGTTTGCCAAAAAGGAGGATTTCAAACGCTCTGATTTCTCGGCCTTCAGCATTCGTTCTTCCATCGCTTTCAGTTCAGATATATCATAATTCATCAGTAATAGGATGGGGCTTGATTTCTCCAGACCCGCCTCCATTATATCCAGACGAACCCATTTCCATCCCTCGCCATCCCTGACCCGGACTTCCCCTTGATCATGATCAGTTTCTCCGTGGACAAGTCGGCTCAAGGAAGTTTTCAAGCATTCACGGTCTTCTGGCTTGACATTGGAATATATGCCTACTATCTGGCTCAATGGAGTTCCCGGAACTTCACCCATATTCAGATACCATTGTTCCATCGCCACTCCTTCCCCAGTAGACAAATCATACTTTGCGCAGCCGATCTTGGCACGATGACTTATCTGAGGAAAAAAAGGCTCGAACTCTATGCCTAATGTCGTTTTCATATATATCCGTTCTCATTATATTTATGCAAAAAGAGGGTTTAGCCATAAAAAACGAATGAATTAATCGTTCGTTTTAATTAGTCGTTTATATCGATTATTTTATAGGGAACATATAGGTTTAGTAAAATACCCCAAAAACCGCATCAAAATTATATTCTAAAGTCTTTTTGACTTTCATAAGTAAATGTTTTTTGCGATATTTGCAAACGACTAATTAAAACGAACGATTAAACTAGTCGTTTTGTTGCCTTCCCCTCCACTTCAATATCCTGATATATAAGATTATACCATATGACTATAAAAAAATAGAGGGTAGATTGATCACTCAATCCACCCTCCTGTCTATCGTGTGCTTAAACTATTAAAAATCAACCCCTTGATTAGTCTTCTAGAGCCGCTTGCGCCGCAGTAATTCTATATATGATTATCAGATGTTTAGCAAAAAAGGTAAAACAATATACAAACATTTAGGTTTAATTTTTGACACTTCAATAACTGCCGAAAAGCTTAAAAGTAAGTCATTGGAACAGTTAAAATCAACCACAGCACATACCGTCATTTTCAAACGCTTCGCAATATACTAAAAAATCCATATGTTTCCTCGTGCGCGTACATATAATATATAAGCATAAAAAAAGACCGCATTAACGGCCTCTTTCAAAAAAACTATGTGCTATATTCTTATATAACGCACATACACCTTATTCCCTACCCTTCGATATGGAACCAACTTTCCATAAGGATAAACCTTAACTTCTTCCTGCTCATCAGCAGATATCTCTATCGGGTGGATTAGATCCGACAAAGAACTTGTTTTTTGTTTCATTAGACTAACATGATGAATTGTCTTATTATAACACGAAAACGATCCTATATGATGCGATCTTTTACATGTTATACAACACGATCTATGTCTTTTACCTAGGCAGTCTTGGAAGCCTTGCCAGATGCTCCCCTTCTCTCCTCCTTTAATAAACGTTGATCCAACTCATCACCTAATCGCTGAAGTTCTCTTTCCAATTCTTTAATACGATCTTTCTTCTCTGTCACCTCCTCACTCATGGAAAGAGCCACGTGTTTCCAATAAGCGACATCTTTTACTTTATCATCCGAAGAGGCTGACGTATCATTTGAAGTTACAGTCTTTAACATACTACCTTCGCCTCGTAAAAGCCATTCTGCCGATAATTCTGAAAACAAGTCTAATAAGACTAACAGAGTAGACAACGACATCGAAGTCTCTTTGTTAATTTGCTTATTCAAGGTTGATTGAGGATAATTTGCATTCAAACTTATTTGATTAATAGACATGTTTTGCTCTTTCAAGAAACCCCTAAGTCTTTGTTTTACTGAATCTTCCATATTTTTATGTTTTATAACATAGTCTATACAGACTAGAATTTTGTTATTTTATTTTGTTGTTAATCTAATTAGACTTACTTTTACATCGTGTTAAGAACAAAACACGTTTCCAACCCGAAACATTTCGGGTTAATATGCAAATATAAACATTTAAGATATAACAAACATGAGATTCAATGAAATTGTAGTCCCGTATGGGACAATAAGAAAGCTAGCCAAGGACACGGGGCTGTCCGAACCATGTATAAGGCACGCCCTAAAAGGCATCACGAACTCCGACAACTCCTTCTTGATAAGGAAGATTGCGAGGGAAAGGTATAGAGGTGTAGAAATTAAAAGTAATCCATCATGATAGCCGAGATAACATTTCCAGATAGATCTGTGTCTTATCACGACTTCATTCGTGACTTAGCGGCGAAGATAAACACCTTCGCCAAAGAGGATAAAGATGATCCAGCTTACATTTCCCAAAGGAAAGCAGAAGCTCTTTATGGTAAAGCCAATGTATTAAGATGGAGAAAAATGGGAGCAATAAGCCCAATATGCCGTCCCGGTAAGATTGAATATCCAACAGTAAGGCTGAAAGAACTAAGTCGGACTGATGAGATTTACATCCGATGGATGTCAAGCAAAGAGGATAAAAAGAGAAAAAGATAAATCCTCGGCCCCATAGCTCAACGGATAGAGCGCTCCTCCCCTAAAGGAGATATCCGGTTTCGATTACCGGTGGGGCTACTAAAAAAAAGAGTTCTTTGACTTAGTGAGAAAAAATCCTTATCCCCATAAGAGGATATACGTAAGAGATATAGGTATGGCGGTAAGGTTATGATAGTCGAAGATACCGGAAGGGATGATGATCCCCGCTCCCGATGCAGTTTAATCGGTTCCGATGTTGGAGTCTACATATTTAATAATGTATATACAAAGGTTAGATATTACGTCGTGTCAGTGAAGTACGGATATTCCCGTATCGGTGTCAAACTGTCTATCTAACGTATAAGATACACTCCCCCACCCGTTATCATTCGGGTTTGAAACCGTTGGAGGTTGTGGGGAAGCGAACATTAAATATATAAATAATATGGAAAATGAATTACAAGGGAATATCCTTGGCACAGGATTTACCGGCTATGGATTCGAGAAATTTCGAAATCCCGACATAAGCTTAGACGATTATTTCGTTAGAGAAAGATGCGATAGATTTTCAATGGCCCTTGCCTCATTATGTACAACGATCGCTAGCGATAAAATCCATTTAATAAAAACAACAAAATTATTGAGAATATGAAAAAGATCCTTTCTATCCTTAGGGGTAAAAAACAAACAGAGCGACTTTCAGAGTTAAGGAGTCAAGAGATCATGAGAGCGCTTGACTCGGCGTTAAACAACGTAGAGGAGCAAAAGGTATTAGCCGACATCCGGTATCACGAGGAGCTAAACAACCTCGGTGACGACGGGGTAAATTACAAGAGCAAGATCAATCAATTGATCGAGTATAAGGAGACGATTATCAACGCAGACAATACCATCCAAGCTATCAATGAGATCAAGAACGATCTCGAGAGCGAGGTTGAAGACATCAATCCATGATACCATGAATGAGATTTATTGGATCACAAGGTTAGATGCCATACAGACGTTGGCGATAATCGCAGTATTTATCTTGGGGGTATTTACATTCTTGTATACTCTCGTCTGGATTATGGAAGATGATGAAAAAGACAAGTCTAAGTTAAAAAAAATCATCTTAAAATTCGCAGCCTATATATCAATACCTGTTTTTTTACTAGTATTCATTCCATCTAAAAGGGACATGTTGATGATTATCGGAATAGGCGGAACTATAGAATATCTCAAGTCTAATGATACCGCCAAGGAGTTGCCGGATAAGGTTATCATGGCTATCGATAAGTTCTTGGATGATACAATAGAGGAAGAAAAATGAATAAAACCGATAGACCTATTAATAACCAAGTTTTATAACAATGAAAGAAAGAAGAATCCCACCCTAGGAAATGGCTAGGGCAGGTAGCTAACCATAATAAATTCATATTATTATTCAGGGTTACAGGGGGTGCGAGTTCCCCCGGCTACCACGCTTAAATCACATTGCTAATTATTATACACTTCTTAACCAAGACCTTAATATACCGCCGTGAGGCAGGCAATTAGGGAATATTAGTTTTTACTTAAACTGTGCCGGGGTGGGATTCCCCGGCAAACGCTCCCTTAGCTCAGTTGGTCAGAGCATTTAGGGTCGCCGGTTCAAGCCCGGCAGGGAGCACGCTTCATCCCTAGCGGATGCTATTCAATCAATTATTTCACGAAAGTGCAACGCAGGTCTCCGTCCGTGAGGATATGAGACCTTTTCACATCAAGAAATTTAAATCAACAACATATGATAAAGAGAAACCAAGCATGGTTCTGGAAGATATTCCGGGCCATAAAGAGCATTATCATCTTCTCGTTAAGGATGATCGCTGCTACCGTACTAGGGCTAATGTCAATAGTGTCAATATTTGAGTGGTACGATAAGCCATTCAATATTCACCTCTTGATCCTAGCGATCATATCAATCTTTATTGTGGTACGCCAAATAGTTATAATGACTTATGAGTCAGAAAAATGATTTCAGAGTACTATACGTGGTGCAAGCCCCTTCAAGGCCTAACCGATCCAAGAAGGACGATATCCTAGACGAATTAAAGACACTTAGCAAAGAAGAATTGATAGAGATAAGAAAAGACATTGTAGAACTAATAAACGATAAATAAAATGGCTGCTATAAAATCTTACAAGGGATTTGACAAAAATTTAAAATGCCGGGATTTTCAATATGAAATAGGCAAGGAATATGAGATGGATGGAGAGATCAAGGTGTGTAACAGAGGCTTTCACGCTTGCGAAAGCCCGTTTGATGTTTTTGATCACTATACTATGATAGACTCTAGGTTTTGCGAAGTAGAGCAAGACGGGAATATATCCAAGGAGGATAGAGGGACAAAAATTTGCTCATCGAAGATTAAAATAAAAGCAGAGTTAAAATTGGCTGACATGATCAATCTTGGAGTTGAGTGGCTAAAAGAGATCACATCGCCTGAAAAAATAAAAACGAGCATAAAGGATAATTCGTCCGGCTACGGTGCCAAGATTGGTTCGTCCGGCTACGATGCCCAGATTGGTTCGTCCGGCAACGGTGCCCAGATTGGTTCGTCCGGCAACGGTGCCAAGATTGGTTCGTCCGGCTACGGTGCCAAGATTGGTTCGTCCGGCTACGATG